CCCACTTCTTAAACTCATTGTCGTATTGACTGATTACATTCAGCCATTTTTGAACGCCAGTCAATGCTTCCATTTACATTCTCGCAAAAATTACGTCACGGTTGACCCGCCCGACAATCTCGTAGCCCCAATCTTGGAGTAAGTTGATTGTGTCCTCGTCGCTGTATCCGTACCGACTGCCCAAGCCTTTCAGCTCAAGAGTGATAACCGGATACGTCTTTTTAATGGTTTTCTCAGCACCAAGCAAAGCCAAATGCTCATAGCCTTCAATGTCTAACTGAATGAAATCGCAATCATGCACTTCAAAATAATCAATTGGCATGACTCGCACATCGTTGCCTGCCTTTAACTGGTGCGCCCCAATGTTCTCAGGGTAAACATGGTCAACAGACGCTGTGCCTTCTTTGTCACCGAACGCAGCTTGTGCGTGGTCAATGTTGTCATGGCCTGCGACATTTAACAACAATGCTTGGTAATTGACCGTATCCGGCTCGACTGTGATGACACGCTCAAATTGTTTTGCCATCGTTACCGGATAAACACCGACATTGCCGCCTGCCTGAATAACGGTGCGAAACTGGTTCATGTGGGTATAGCTGACATTCAAATCCGGCAGCTCAGACAAGATTGCTGGCAAACAGCACTCGTCAATATCGGGAACTTGCCAGCCTTCAACCAATTTCATACGGTATCCTTGTTTGTTCCCACGGACGAGGCTTGCCGTGAAAGATTACAACCTTGGCATCGTCTAACCCTTTGGGCAGTACATCAGCCTTAAAACTTACCACTCCGTCTGTAATGTCCTGCCAATACGTTACCTTGTCTTTCATATGGTGTTCAATATAAGCCTGGTCACCACCAGCTGCGTACATTTGTAAATCTGCAAACTTATCGTATAAATCTACGGGTTTACTCCAATACATCATGCTTGACTGCATCGCTTTCGGGTTGTATTGACCCCTGTAAACGTCACGCATGATGACAAAATCGTGCTGCTTTGCCGCATCAATCATCTCGGTGCAGTCATCAATAATGACGGTATCCAAGTCAAAGTACAACGCACTCGGTAGCCGAAACAACTCCATCTTTGCCCACCAACCCACCCAGTCATGCTTTAAAAGGATGGTTTCGCAACTTAACTGAATGTCTGACAGGCAAACAAACTCATGCGGAGGCAGATACTTGGCGCACATTCTTTGCAGCTTATAAACGTGCCGCGGCTCAAAGTCCCCACCAGACCGCAAGACCGACGCTACGATCATGCTGAGAAGATGCCTACCGCCATGACTTCAGAACCAGCGCCAGTTGTAATCTTCCAAGCGCCGTTTTGACTGACTGCGTTGATCTCGACGTTATAGACACCAATACCGCTGCCTGGTGAGTTTGGCAATATCGTGTGCGTCAAGATGCCTGCGCCTGTGCCATCGACAATCTGGACTGCTGCGCTTGCAGCTGTAGCCACAGTAATGACGATTCGATGCAAGTAGTCACCAACAGCGCCTGTGCCGCCTAAGACCTGTGCCGATTGGCTGGCTGCAACGTGTTCGTACATATAACGATAAGGATTTGATACGCCACTCATAATCTTCTACTCCGTTGTGTTGTGTGGGTTGCCCACATATCATTCAAAGTTACTGTGTTCTCAGGCCCGACCATCAGCGGCTTGATCGTATCCGGCTGCTTAACCTTTGGCTCTAACCTCCAAGCAATCGCCAACATCCTAAATGCGTCAGCTGGGTGGCTTGTCCAATCATGTCTGGGTGTTTGCCTAAATGCCTTCTTGTCCTCGTCATATTCCCGCTGATATTGCCGTAAAGCCTCTAGCCCGTCATGCGTTCGTTCGCTGTCAAACCAACACATCGGCAGCATTTGACGCACCGCCTGAATCCCGTCTTGCACCGACAAGTCAGGCACGATAGCCATGTTGTTGATGCCTAAATATTCTGCCAATTGCTCAATAACTGACTTGCCCGCAGCTGCTAGTGTTTTAGCTCTTGCATCGTGCGGTAGGTAATGTTTACCGTAAATATACGGCTTTTGTAGCACTATTTTAGCTATTTCCTCGATATTTGCACCACTTATTGCAAAATAATCAATGATGTGGATTTCGTTACGCACGACTTGATACCACCAGATCGCCGTGTCATCTCGATAACCCAAGTCCCAACTGGTGTGGCAAGGTATGTGCGGATCGTAATCAACACGCCTAACCTGTCCGGCCTCGGTAACTTTGCGTAAATCCTCGCCATAGAAAGCGCCGACAATGGCAGCTTCAAATGAGCATTGAAACTCTTGTAGAAATTGGTCTGTTGAGATCTGTGCGGCAGCGGCTTTAAGTTCTGCTTCGGGCAAGAGTCCAGATTCAGATGCTTTTAAGACAAGGTGAAACCACTCGTCAGGCGTTCGTCTAGCTGTTTCGTAGATGTCCCAAAATTGATTCTTGCCTTTTGGAGTACCCGCAAAGACTGCCCAACCCTGTTTGTCTGACAATAAGGGTCTGATTACGTTGCCCCAGACTGACGGTCTAAAATCCCCGTACTCATCCATAAACACGCCATCAAGACCAACTCCACGCATTGCGTCTGCATTATCAGCGCCAAAGAGTCGTATCTTGGCGCCAGTTATAAGCTCAACCGTCAGCTCGGCTTCGTTGCTGGATGCGAGGACTGGCGCTGCAAAGCGTTTAATGTAATCCCAAGCCACGGACTTAGCCTGGCTGCGAAACGGTGCAATGTAAGCAAATAGTGGGCTTTCAGTCTTGCACATGAGTGCGGCACGGATAATATCGTTGATTGCAGCGACTGTTTTGCCTGCTCGACGGTGTGCAACGAGGCAAGCCCAGCGCTCGGTGCGGTTGTGAAACGATTTGAACGCTGCCCGTGGTTTATACGGAATTGTTTCTATTCGTCTTGCCATTTCACAATCAGTTCAATCGGACTGTTATCCACGCCACTATGTTCGGTTCTTGCAAGTTTAGGTGAGGCAAACTCTGCTAATTGAGCAATAAGCGTCAAAGCACCCTTTGGGTCTGGTTTAACTTGATCGCCATCGCCATGAGCAACGGTTTCTAACCACTTGCCTACGTTCTCTGAGTTATTCTCTAACAAGGCTGTAACGGTATCTCTAAAGGCTTTTGTTGCCTTGTTGACGCTACCCTTCTTTCTGCCAATCCCTGCTGCGGGTGGTTTAGGTCGTACACCAGACTTCACTACTTTGCTGATTTCCATATCTTTTCTCAATGGTCTTAGATTTAAGATAGATTGAGTTTAGCTTACTTATCTAGCTTATCAAACTCTTGTTGTAAAAGGTCTTTTCTAGTTGGTCTGCTGTTACGTTCAAGAATTTCTACGGTTTCCGGTCTAAAACTCACAAAATTTGTTGTTCCTTTTTTGATCCCTCGACTACCTGAATCAAAGTACCTAATTCCTGTAATACCAACCGAATTAAAATATTCAGATATTTCTTTTGGTGTAGCTTCGTTCTTGCCTACTAAATCACCGCCGAACAGTTTGTTTCTGTTTGCTCTACCTAACGCTTCTCCAACATTCCTATCACCAAAGAAATTAGCTTTGTCTTTTAACAGCGCTTGTACTTCTGGGTTTTGCTGGTTAAATGGTTTATTCCAATCAAGCATCATTGGTATTTGCTCGTCAGGAATATCTGCTTTGTAAAGAAATCCTTGCGTACCTTTGATGTCTTTGCGGTTTAAACTTTTTGCAGTATCAAACATTTTTTGATAATAGTCAGCGCCACCCATTTCTAAAGCGTGTGCCTCGCCTGCTGCAGACGCTCTTAAACCTTCTTTGGCAACTTGAGCAGCTACTGGTGTGCCTTGATGATAAGCAAGCCTTACCGCATGACTAACTGGGTCTATTACACGTTGATCCATCATTGACGGGTCTAAAAATTGTTGCCCTTTATATTCGTAAGTAATTGGGTCTGTACCGCCTGATAATCTTTTTCTGTAGCCTTCTGCAACTTTTGGATTTTCAGCAAAATATATTCCGTGTCCAAACGCTTGTGCGCCTTCACCAGTTCCCACTTTGTCTAGACTAAATTGACCTTTTATTTGATTTGGTGTCCCATGATAGACATTTAATGCTAAATCTGTGCCACCTATACCTGTTGGCGCTTTCATCATTCTGCTTGCGCCTACGCCTCCACCCATAATGCCGCTTGCAAAACTTGCAGCTTCTTCTTGTGGGTTAAACGTAGGGTCTGCACCTGTATAAGCACGATTTCCCGATGTTAATGCGTTAACTGCCCACGCAACCGGATAAGGCAATGCCAATTCTTTTTGATTAAATACAGACCCTTCCATTGTGTTTCTAAGTGGGGCTAGAATTGCCCTACCTTCCATTGGCAAGCCTTTACGCCACCAAGGTTCTGCCGATGCCTCATCCCGATTAAATTGAGCAAGCAACTGGTCTTGAGCCAATGCGTCAGCAATTTGTTTTGGATCAGCCACGATTACGCTCACTTATGTTTTTAGCCTTTGCAATGGCATCTTCTTTACTGCTTGCGCCCCATGCTTTAAGTGCTAACGCTAATCTAGTAGGTTTCCCGTCTTTCTCCATTGGCCCTGGCATATTGCCCATTCGTGCAAGAAAACTAGCTCGTCTTGGGTTATCGCCTGACTTGACTGGTGGCTTCAAGTTCATGCCTTCGGCTTTGGCACTCGCTCGACCCTTAGCATTAAGACCGCCAGCAGCGTTTTGCCCTTCTTTGCGTTGCCAAGCCGCTGTCATTTCTTTTCGTCTTTAGCTGTCTTAGCTGATTCTTTAAAGTCTTTAGCCGTTGGTGCGCCTGGTGAGCCTACCTTTCTCATGTGTTCGCCGCTTCCTGCTTTAATCCGTTCCTGTTTTGCAAGAATATTTGCGTAAAGTCCAGCTTTCATTTGAACGCCTTTAGTTTGTAAAGTGTTGAATCAATCAAACCCGCAATCTCGTCGATCAGGTTTTGCAACTCTGTGTCTTTAGGCAATTCATCTCGAATGTCTTTTACAAATGCTTTGACACCTGTGATGTATTTGACGGGATCTGTGGCTAAGTGAAAATCTTTAGGGTAGCTTTTAATCTGCTCGTAACACCCTTGATACGCCTCG